CGACCTTCCTCGGAATCGGCTCCTACCTCCCGGCCGGGGCTGGCGCGTTCGCTGCCGCTAAGGCGCTCCCCACGGGTCGGTCAGCTTCTCTCTATACCGCTTCCCAAGCCTTCCGCTACTGCTACTACCAAGGGCGAGCGCGGGGCCATCGCGAGCAAATCCGGAAAGTCGCCGAACGCGCTGGGGAGCTCTATAGTGAAGGCAAAATTGTCGAGGAAGAGAAAGCCCTCCGCGCGACCTGTTCCGCCGCCCTCAAAGCCCTCGGCCTCGGGAACTCGAATTCCGACGAAGACGACTCCTCGGATTCCGAAAGCAGCGGCGAATCAAGCTCCGAAGACGGGCGCCCTCTTGACGATCCCTGGTCGGAAGTAGGCGACGTCACCAAGCTATCGCAACTCCACTACCCCTGCATTCCTGTACATAACTACTTCAACCCACTCTGGAGACCCTCGATGGGGGGAACATCGCTGACAATGAAGCGGATGCGAAAGACGATGCTAGTGACCGCTTCCTCCATCGCCGGGACTGTATGCTACTTCCTACGGGAACGCGACCTCGATGACCTGTGCGGATTGCTCCTCGCTCTCAGCACCCTCGACATGTACCGTGATGCGAAGTCAGAAGAGATTAGCGACGAGGCCGATCGGACTGCGTACGTGGGCGCATTCGACAGGTGCGTGAATTTCCTGGGTCATCAACTGCATGTAGCGGCGGGGTCCATCGGTGCCGGGAACCGAGTGGGCGCGTTCTGGGATGCAGTCGAGTACGCACTCCAAGCTCGCCTAGCCGGGGCCCGCTATCATGACGCAGAACCAGTGATGATGGCGAAATTCGCCGCTAAGGGGCTAGACGTCTTCGGCGACCATCTAAGCATTATCGGCCTCCTCTGGGCGCTCCCCGTCGCTGGTTGGACGGATCTTTGCGGCCTAGTCAAGGTGTCGCCATACCCGGAAGTCGACCCGTTTGAGACCGTCATCAAGCAGAGGCTGATTCACGCAAACCGCTTTGAAGCGAATTGGCCAGCTGGCTCCCCCGAGCAGGAGCGGTTCAGGTTGACTCGGGTATACGCTCGGCACATGGTCATAAAGATCCTGCGAGAGCTGTACGGCGTCGTGGTAGGCACGATCCGACCTTCAGCCGAGCCCAAGACCTGGCACGCCACCTACGCCATCCATGGGGTCCCTAATCGAAACTGGAGGGACGCCGAGGATGTCGACCTGTCAGGTGTCTTGATGGTCCCGCCCCCGGGTATGGACGATTACCTGAAGCAGAAGGACCGCTCTTGCGCACCGGAGGATCCAGCTTCCTATTCGAGCTTCGCCGCGTATCAGAGAGCCCCAGTCTACGAGAAGCGTAAGCTACTCTACCTCGCCACTAACCCAAATCCCGTGGACCCGAGCCAGGCGTGGGAGGCATTCAGCCGTCGGGAGTGGAGTTTCGCCCAAGCGATCTCTACCGGAGCTAGAGCTGAGCGGAAGAAGGCCGACCTCCGACCCTTCTATCAGACGCCCTGTGTGGCCGCCACCTGTGCTTCACATCGCGAGATGTGTTGGCGTCTACTGCTCTCCTACTCGTCAGGGAGTTCGATAGGAGTAGAATTGGTGCAGATGCGCAAATCCACGGAAGCCTTCGCAGCACAGGCGGTACCCGGGGCTAGGAAGATTCGGATGTCGGACGACAAGGCTAAGTACTCTCCTCACCAGGCCGCAGAGTCGTGTGACCTGATTGAGGATCTGATGTCCGAACTCCTCGGAGACCCCGCTCCCTCCGGTATTAGTGAGTACCTCCACAACGCCCCTTTGTACTACCGGGTCCATGGTCATCTCGTTAGCTACCCCGCTGATGGCACCGACCGAGAAGGGATTAGGGGAGCGGCCAACACCTTCACTGAGATCGTCGTACAGGGACTCTCATCAAGACTCATGATCGAACAGGGGTTGTTGGCTGGACCCACCCAATACGAGGGGTTTGTCGACGATGCGCTGAGAGGATACTCAGTCGTGGGTGCTTCGGATGCCGAGGTGGCTCAGAATTTTGCTGTCGTGCTGGCGGACATCATCTTCGGTCTCAAAGTGGTAACTCGCGAGCTCTCGTGGGATAAGACGCTCATCTCCGAATGGATGAACACGTACTTGTCGAAGATGCAATACATGGAGACCGTCTACACCTCTGGGCTCAAGGC